CCTGACTTTGAGTGGATGGAGGAGAACTGTGTTTTCTGCGAAGTAACTAGCCCTATTTTTCATGCCAATACAGAGTAGCCTCTGGATCGAATGACATTCTATCTGAGGTTGTGGACCCTGACCCTGCGCTGATGATGTCGACTATGTAATAATCTCCCATGCCTCGCTTGGAATCAACCGAATACGAGTCTGAGTTGGTGGTGTCACCAACTTCGTCTTCGTCGTACGTAAGGTTAGCGTTCATTGGGTGCCACATTTTGACGTTCCGCATGAACCCGTTGTTGTTGCCTGATTGGTAAATGCGGGTCTTGTCGTACTTGACAGTTACGCGACCGGTGTCGAGTGGGGCGGTGAAGTAAGAGGACCAATCAATAGATTGCTGGCCCTTGAACAGCTGCGCGATAAGGACTTCTCCTGCGGTGAGCCCTGCAGCGTTTTGTACGGACCGGACAACGCCGACGTTCGTCTGTGCACGCCACCACGTAAAGTTGTTGGCCGTGTTTTCGTTGAGGAGATCGCCCTTCATGGTAAAGCATATGCGTCTCCACTGCCATGCAGCTCCGCCGTTTGATTGGATCTGGATGCGCTCTTTGAGGCCGCGCATGTAGCAGGTGTGGGCTGTGCGTGTTGCCGTATCGACGGGAGCACCCTTGTCTGTGCCTGCTCCGCGGTACAGGGATCTGGCGGTGCAAATCCAGGGAAGAATGTACGTAAACGTACCCGAGAGGATGGGGGGCTGATTGTTGTATGTGGTTCCACCACCACCTGTGCCAGCCACGATGTTGCTGACGACGACCATATTATCTTGCTTCTTTTTGGTCGTTATGTCGAGGACCCTTTTGTTGGTCATTGGCTTCCTCCGGAAACCAGAACGCCTCCTGGCGCTGTAGGGGCGTCTTCGACGTGAGAAACGGGTGAGGGGTCGGCGGACGCCTAGACCCTTTCGGGTGAAGCTTCGGTTCCCCCTCCTGATTGTCCGGTACCCGGCCATTTTGTTGGGACATGAAGTGCGGGGTTGAGGGATTTTTGGGGGCATGAAGCGGGCTTAAATAGCCTGGGGTGAGTCGTTTTTTTTTGGGGGCTACAGTGTTATCTTCGCCCCCAAAATTTGACCATGGTTCGCAAGTTCAAGCTTGACAACGTCGACTATGTCCTCCTTACCTATTCCGATTGTCCAAACGATTTCGATCCTCAACTCATTATCGACGCAGTTGTCGGAACTGGAGCAGTGTACCGACTGGGTAGAGAGCTGCACCAGAATGGCAAACCTCATTTCCACTGTTTCGTACAGTGGCCTGAGCCATTTTCTCACCCCGACGCTGGATCACTGTTCTTCGTGGGAGGCCGCCGTGCAAACATCAAGAGATTTTCGGCGAATCCTGGACGACGCTGGGATTACGTCGGCAAGTATGCCGGCCACAAGGAGGGGCACTATATCATTGGTGATCAGTGCGACCGGCCGGGCGGCGATAAGGACGACTCCGAGAGGACCCAGGCTGACATCTGGAGCGAAATCATCAATGCGACATCTGAAGAGGAGTTTTTTGAGAAGCTTGCGGCTCTTGCTCCTAAACAGCTCGGATGCAATTTTGGGAGCTTGAAGTTGTATGCTGATTGGAGGTATCGGCCGATGCCTGTGCCGTACGAGAGTCCGGCTGGAGGCTATTCGGTGCCTCAGGTTTTGGAAGACTGGGAGCGGGACAATCTGAAGTCCCACATATCTGGTAGGTGAGTGTTCTGGTCTTTGCTCCTAACGTCGCGCTTAAGCGGTGGGGGCGCTTCGGCGGCAAGCCGCCTGCCCCACCTCGCGCTCCTTTACCGGGACACATAGGCGTGGGGATGTGACTCATTCTTTTTAAGTTTACGCTAACGCTATTCTTAGGCCTCGAGGACTGGTGCTCTTTGGAGCTACACGACTGGGAAAGACTGTCTGGGCTCGGTCCCTTGGAACGCACTCTTATTTCGGAGGTCTGTTCAACATGGAACAGTTTTCCGAAGATTCGCAGTACGCCATCTTCGATGACATGGCAGGCGGATTTGGATTTTTCCCTGGTTACAAGCTGTGGCTTGGTGGACAGTTTGAGTTCAACGTCACTGACAAATACAAACACAAGCGGAATGTGAAGTGGGGCAAGCCCGCCATCTGGATCTGCAACACAGATCCCAGATTGGACTGGTACAAGCCAGGGTCTGCGCCTGACTTTGAGTGGATGGAGGAGAACTGTGTTTTCTGCGAAGTAACTAGCCCTATTTTTCATGCCAATACAGAGTAGCCTCTGGATCGAATGACATTCTATCTGAGGTTGTGGACCCTGA